GACTTCGACTTCTCATCAAATGAGAATGTCTTACGCTTCCTTAACGGCGAACCCTAAAGGTTTCTGCCATTTAATAGCGGTCTCGTGTAGAGGTCCTTGTGGACCTCAAATGAATCTTCACCGAGGGTGTCATCAAGCGGGTCAAGGAGTCAAACTATAGGAGGCCTACCCATATGGGAGACCATAATAGCCTGGCGGCGTATAGCCGCTTATTCCAAGACCTGCTGTTTGACACAGCGAGGCAGTATAAGCATCGCGAAGTATTACTACTTGGCGACATTAGCCGAGATGCCCTACATGGGGTGTCACGAATCCAACAAGAGGGATTACCGTTTCTTACGGTGGTCCTTCCCAGACTTGGGAAGTCGCTTGATTGCGCTCTCTCTTCTGGTGGAACTCTAGACGTTGAAGGGTTTTCCCTTCAGCCCAATAGCAAGCTCCCGCACTTTTTGGGATGCTTGTTCGGTAGAGTGTTTGATGCGCATGGGGTCGAGAGACCCGATGCAGATGTTTGTGCTGTTTCTGCACTCAGGCAGATAACGTATGCGTTCTACAAACTTGAACTCCCGTTCTCGGAGGAGCAAACAGCGAAAGCTATTAGCTCTTATCTTACAAACGAGGAGGAAATCGGTCAGATTAACTTTGACCGAAGTGATCCTGTTCTGGATACTGCTTGCAATATTATTGCTCGCGTTTGCTCGGGGTATGACCCCAGAGCAATTCGTCCGGCTCATGGACCTGGTTCTGTAGCGACTGGTGAGACAGCGCAGGAGAAGTACCGTTTTAAACGGTTCTATCCGCGCTTAATGAATTACTTCGATTATTCGGAGTGGTTTACTACTGGTTGCACCCAGATAAGTGACGAGTGTCACCTCTGGGAAAGGTACGAGACCATTGATGAACCGACCGCTAAGGTCGTATTCGTCCCTAAGGACTCTCGTGGCCCGCGTACTATTAGTGCCGAACCCTTAGAACTCCAGTGGATCCAACAAGGCATACGCGAACAATTGTATCGCGTTATCCAGACGCATGAGTTAACCGAAGGTCGTGTGAATTTCACGCGACAAGAGGTGAATCAGTATCTGGCGCTAGTTGGGTCCCTTGGCAAAGGATGGGTTACATTGGACATGAAAGACGCCTCTGATAGAGTATCGCTCGCACTCGTGCGGCGGCTCTTCCAAAAGACGGTGTTACTTGATCACCTGTTGGCCTCACGGTCAACAAGGAATCTATTGCCCGATGGGCAGATAATAAGCCTGAAGAAATTCGCACCTATGG